TTCTTCCCATGCGTACCAACGACCTCTTATTAACAATTTTGGTGGAAGTTTTCTCCCTGTAACAGCTAATTTGTTCCATTTTGATATAGCCTTCTTAGCGAAGTTCATTTCTTTTACGGATTCTTTTTTATCTTTCTCATATTTATCTTTAATTTTACCTATTTCTGCGTGTGATTTTCTCTTACCAGCAGCCTGTTGTATTTTCTTCATTCCTTCTAAACCATATTTCTTTACTCCAGCTTTATACAAAATACCACTTTCATCTACAGATTCTTCAAAATCCACTTTTTTAAATGTTGCAAGTGCCTGTGGGTTGGTTGCGAAATAATTAAGAATTTTTAATGCACCCTCTTTAGATTGTGATTTTTTAATCCCCAATTTCTGTATAAGAGTTTTTATCTTTGGATGTTTTAATAACTTATCAACATCTACTTCAATTGCTTCTTTCTGTTTCTTTTTTGGAAGTCCTTTTTCACTCGTAGATGCAAAATCCTCTACATCTTTTTTTTTCATTTGTTCAGCGGCATCTTTAGTGGCTTTAGATACTTTTGAGGCAGGAACTTCTCCCTTTTGAACTGCATGTACTAACCCCATAAACTTTTTTTGTTGTTTTGAGACTGCAGGCATTATTAACCCCTCATAATGGAGTTAATAATTCTCTCTATATTATTTTCTGGAGTTTGATGTTGAACAGATTCATTTACAGGATTCATAAATGCTCCGTGTGTAGATGGGTTAGATACAAAATCAAATGCAATTAATTCAAAATCAGGCTGAACTTCTACGGTGTCTTCTTCACCTTCTGTTTCATTTACTGGTTCAACACTACCAAGTCCCCTTGAACTAATCCCAAGTTTGATTCCCGATCTAAATAATTCTTTTAATATATTACCAGCAGGAGTAGATAAGACTTCAACCGTTCCCACTAAATCATCTTTATTCCAATGCATTTCAATAACATTATGAGACGCATTATTAAGATTAACTACAGCACTTTCTGGATGATCTAACTCGCCTAAAGCTCTTCTTTCTCTAACTTGATTTTCTAAATATTTTCCAACTTCTTTTAATAATACTTCACGAGGATAAACGCGACCATTTTGATTTTTGGATTCTGCTCTTTGTAATACACCCTTTACAATCAATCTACCATCATTTTCTTTAATAGATTCATTAATTTTTTCTCTTGAAACATCAAATGGTCTTACTTCTACTAATAATTGTTTATTCATAATTTTACCCCACAGCTCCTAAATATACAAAAGTTACATCACCAGCTTCTCCACCAGATGATGTCCAAGCAATTGGATTAATATCAAGTCTAACTGGCCCTGCATTTGCGCTTTGAATATTAGAACCACTTACATATGTAGAAAGACTTCCCGATTCATAAGCAAATGAATAATCCCCAGCTACATTTACTAAAACATAGTTAGGTCTGGCATGCCTTAATGGATATGGTCCAGGAGTTGTTGCTTGACCATAAGCACTTGTCAGTCTCGCCTTTGGTATTTGTTTTTTACTATCATTAGGATCTACTTGATACATTAACGCCCTCCCCAAGAAGTTCTTTTAATCCAAATATCACGAAGTATGTCCGATACTTCTTTCCGTATAGCATCTTTGATTTTCTTCATATCACTGTCATTGGTTGCCTCATCTACGAATTTATATCCGGTTTGTTTTTCTAAATTCTTTTTTCTTTTCTTACTAGTTTTACCAAAAGCATTAGGTGTTTCATACCCATCAATACTTGCAGTAGTAGTTATTTCACTTAACTTTTTTTTTAATAAGCTACGGGCAAGTTCCCTTACCAACTCATTAAATTTTATTGAGTTCTTTATCAAGTTCATAATATCTCAACAGTTGGGTGACTGATTTATCATTTGGTTGTTTTGATTCATTCAAACAAAATTTACCAACACAATTAACTGCCTCTTGTAATTTAATTTTTAATACTTTATCTTTTATTTTAGAAATTTTATTACGTAATCTTTTTTCTAAAATAGGCAGTTGATTTTTAACAAACGCAGAAAAATTATTTGTATTAGAAATATTACTTATATATTCTTTTAATACTTTCTTTTGTTCATCTGTTAAATTAGAATACTTTTTATTAAATTTTTCCAATAATGCTTTATAAGATAAAATCCTTAAATCTTTATCTTTCATTTCCTTTGGTATAAAAGTATCAGTTTTTTTATTACTTAATGTGGTAACATTTTCTATTATAATAAAATAATTTTCTGTTTTCTCATCAGCATTAAGTCTTCCAAAGCCTTCAAATAACTTATAAATAGATGCAAATATTTTATAATTTGGGACTACAGAAGAAAACAATTGATTTACATCATAATACTCTTTTACTTCTTTAATTATATTATATTTTTCCCTTCTCAATACAGAGTTATTTAACTTTTCTCTTTGTCTTAATATTTCAGATAAAAAGAAATCAGCTTTCTTGTCTGACTTAAACTTCTTTGTCAACAATAAATTGTATAAAGCTAACTCTTTTCCAACTTCTGTGTGTTCATTAAACTTTTTCTTAATAACTTTAAGAGCATTAGAATCTTTATTTTTATTCAACACATCTACAGTCACTTGCCTAAGTAAAAACTCAAACAAAAGACCTGTATTCTTCAATTTACTATGTTTAAAATTCGTCATTGGGATTCCCAAATTATTTAATATAATTATTCATATATAAATATAGTTTATTTTAGATAAGAGTTGATAATTAATCCTCTAATATATTATCTTCACTCAATAATGAATTATTTGTTTTTGGAAATTTATCTTTTAGTTGATTTAAAATACCTTCACGTGCTATAGCAGTATATGCTTTACTTGTGGCAAGAGGTGATTTACCTTTAAATTCACGTTTTCCAAAGCTTCTATGTCGTTTTTGTACCGTATCACTGTCGTATACATCTTTTTGAGTCTCTTTTCCACTAAATGGATCTTTCTCACTTCCGCCCCAATCATCAGATCTTGCCATCTCGTCTTCATCTTCTTCATCACTAACTGGTTGTTCTGCTGGATCCTGTCCTTCAGTTTCGATTTGTTCTAATCTAAACTTCTGTTTTGTATCTTCAACTATATCTTTATAAACTTCAAGTTTTTCTTCATCAGAAAAATCAAATATATTATCATAAATCCATTCACGACTAAATAATTTAACATCCATAGCTTTTTCAGCTATTTCTAATTGTTGATTCATCAATTCAAGTTTCTCTTGTTCATGTATCATAGATGGAATTTGTAATTCCAAATCAAAATTAATTAATTCAGCATCTTCAAACCCCTGACTATACAAATGAACTATAGCAATTTTTGTCAATTCACTTGCAACAATTTTTTGAAGTCTCTCAATAGTTCTAGAAAACCGAACATCCTCAGCAGCCAATGTAGCTTTACCACCACTCAAACCTTCTTCATATCCAAGAAACGCCTTTGGTATTCTTAAACTTGCCATTAACTTATTTCTTAAATATTCAATATCTTCAATTTGGTCATTGTTAGAAAGACCCGGCAAAGTTTCTATTTCCGTTCCACTGTCACCACCACGTACTGGTAAAAAGTAATCTTCCGTTACAGATTCTACATTATATTTTAAATTATATTCTCCTGTATTTTGATCAATCACAGGAATCTTTTTCATCTTATTGATGATTTTTTGCATAAACTGTTCAACTTCTCTTGGTGGTATATTACCAACATCAATCTTAAATATCCTTTTTTCAGGGGCTCTCATAATACGATGTATTAACATAGCATCTTCCATAAGAGTTAATTGTTTAAAAATTTTGCGGCCGCCCTCTAACATAGACCTACCATATGGTAAAAAATTAGTATCAGATAAAAGTCTAAAATGTGCTATTTCATAATTCTCAATGATTTCTTTCTTCTCAGTTTCAATTTCAAACTGAATAAGTTGTGGATTTTCAGGATCATGATCTTCTAATCTCGTAACATCATAAGCAGATACAGGAATAACATTAACCACCCCATATTTATCAACAATATCTAATCGTAAATAAAAATCACCATATTTAGTCATATTACGAATCCAACTCCATAAATTAAACTCAATATTTATGATATCATAAAATAAATTATGTAAAATTTTATTAACTTGAGTATTATCAGTTCTTATTTTTAAAATCTCACCTTCAATATTATCAACAGTAGATTCATCTGAATAGATATCAAGAGCCGAAGCAATAATTGGATCTTGATCCATAAGTTCATAATCTCTAAACAAATCGTGTTTACGAATTTCATATGCTGCTCTTCGGTTTTGTGCAACAGAATATGGATTTGAATATGTATTCTGCATCAAACGAGTGTATCTATCAATAAAATTTGATCTCAAACCCGTTTGTGTAAAATCCAAATCTTTAACGATTAATCTATCATCATCAGTTTTTCTAATGATAACGTTAGATTGAAACAATCTACCAAGTCTTGTAAAAATATTATCTGCCATAATTTACCCCAATAACCAAGTTAAATCTTCTTTTTCTCCCCCAATATCCATTTCCCAGGGATTTTCTTTAGGCCTATTTGGTGTCATAATAGGCTCTCTTTTGTTTAAGTTTCCAATTGACTCTACTAAAGTACTCTGAAATTCAGAACGCTCTGATTGCATTCTAATAGCCGTGTCTCTAATCCATAATAAAATAGAATAAGACATCACTAAATCATCATTATATCCGTCAAGCGCTTCTGTTTTTGAATTCTTATATATAAATACAAAAAGTTCATCAATTAATCTCGATGAACGTAAGTTCACAAGTTTTTCTCGTGTATATTCTTCCATTTTTGCTACAACCAATGGTTTAGTTTTTGATGAAGTAGTAAAACCAGGAACTTTATTTTTATCAATATGTTTATATCTGTTAGTATATTGATGTTCATTATCTATAATCATATGATCTTTATCTTGATAAAACAAATTATCATAACCTCTATCAATTATAGTTTGTAAAGTTGCCCACCCAATATTATTATTTTCAACTACCAAAATAGCATCATTATATTTTGTTGCCAATTCTATTAAAAAATTACCAAATTCAGTTGTTCCCAATTGACCTTTATATTCTGCTACTTGTGTCAAAGTTTCTAATTCAAAAACTTGTACAGCAGAATAATCACTACCATCTCCACGAGCAACGTCAGCACAAATCAAATATTGTTTTGAATAATCTGGATATTCCCATACCCATAAATTTCTATCAAACCCACTCTTTTCTGCTGGCTCTTGACACATATTTCCTTTATACCATTCTAATATTTTTGGATCAACAACTGAACGGCCTGAACTTAAAAAATCAGCATCACATTCTTGAGCAGCTTTTGTTGGACCCAAAATAGTATTTTGTTCATCTCTCCAATTTTGATCTCTTTCTGGATGTTCAGACCAATGTAATTTAACAGTATTAAACTTGTTTGATTCTTCTTTAGCTTCCATCCAAATTTTATGAAACCAATTACCAACACCATTTGGTGTAGAAATCACCAAACAATCTCCACCTGTTGCAAGTGTTTGTTGAGCGGCAGTCCAAATAGTATCAATCCTTTCAATAAATGCTGCCTCATCCAATATTAATAAAGATAATGCTTCAGACCGACCAGCAGATTCATTAGATGCGATTGCTTTTATCTGTGAACCATTTTTAAATACCAAAGATAATTTATTATTTTCAACAATCTGAGTCTTTAACCAAGATGGTAAATTATCATACATAATTCTTACTTTAGTTACAAGATTTTTTGCAGTATCTTTTGCAGTAGCAATACACAAAACATTCTTATCATTTTGAAACAACATCATCCATAAAGAATAAGCTGCAGTCAATGTTGAAATACCTAATTGTCTTGATTTTAATATAATATTATAATCATGTTCTTGATATTCTTTTAATACTTCTTCTTGAAATGAATACAATTCGAATTTAATTTTACCACGCTGTGGGTGTTGAATTAGACAAAACTTATTCATAAAATACGATGGATCTTGAGCACATTTTAAATACTGTTGTTTAATTGCTTGTTTTAAATTACTCATTATATTTCTTTATATTTTCATCCGATAAAGCATTGACAACACTCTTATCAAACGGATCAGCATCTTTATTTAATTCCATTTCTGATTCATATTCTTTTAATACCGTTTCCCATCGTTTTTCTTCTTGTTCTTTTACCCACGATTGCCACTCATCTTTTCGATATAAATCTGCTTCAAACTCTATTTGGCAATATTTACATCGACCAAATCTATTATAAGTTTGTTGATCAATTGTTTTTAAAATCAACTTTTCACAATCATCACATTTATCAAACCCCTTTGGTGGTACTTTAGTAATTTGTTTTCTTTTACCATTTTCCATTTTCCACTTCCTACCATTATGGTCTTCCCACTCTTCACCTTCTTCACGAACTGTTTTATTTGCATAACCAACCTGTATTGGTCGATTATAAATGCCCTTTACCATCTTTTGTATTTTTTCTATGTTGCTCATCTACTAAATGTCATCATACCAGTAATTTGATTAACTGGAGCAAATGCTCCTGTAAATTTATATGTTTTACCATTATATTTAAAAACTATTCCTTCTGATGGAATTACTGCATCTAATCCTCCAATAGAATTTAACTTATCCAACTGTTGTTTTAATTTACTTAATTTTTTTAAATCCCCTCCGCTTTTTACACTCAATATCGAAGACTGTACTTTTTTTCTAATTTTTTGAACAGATTGTGCTGGATTAACAGCTAACCAACCTTCTATATTTTTCATAATTGTAGCACCAACTTCAAAAAACAATTCTTCAAATGGTTTCATATTATTCTTGACCATTTTAGCATGGTCATTTTTATCAGTACTTAATACCCATTCTAAAAATTTTGGATATTCTTTTAAATCTTTTTTAATCTGTGAAATTTTATATGACTTATCAAAGAAAGCCCATCGTTTTGTTAACTTGACTAATATCTCATTTGTTATGTTTGAATAATCTGTTTGTTTAGCTCCATTAAAAATCCATTCTTGCCAATATGATTGATGATATAAAGCAAGAGTATCGTTATCTTTTAATCCATATTCAGATTGTAAAGTTTTTAATCTACCTAAAAATTTACCCTTTAGTTTACCAAAATCTTGATGTTTAGGTACTGTAAGAAAATTCGGTTTTGAAATTTTATAATGTTTTTGTATATGTTGATTAATTTGTCTAATCATACCTTCTAACATTCTTGCACTACCTTTAGCCTGACCAATTGATTTACCACTATCATCGTATTCGATTGCTCCGTGAAATATAATTTCTGCTAAATCATAATTCACAACATTCTCACTCTTAGGCCACAAGACTTCTAAATTCATCCATATTGAACCTTGACCAAAAATCTTATCTTGTTGTTTTTTACTCAAACCACTAATTGCTTTTTGTAAATCCTTTACAGCAAAAACAAATGCATTTTTTATATTACCACGACCTTTAAATTTACTTTGCATCCCTTTAATGCCTAATGCATTCTCACCTTTATTTTTTAAATGTCCTTTATTACGAGCAGTAATTAATTTGCCATTTTTCCAACTTATCATAAGATTTTGACCATCAAGTTTTTCTGTAACATCGTCTTCACGATTTAATTGACCACCCAATCCCATTTCTATGATATTTTTTAAATCACCAAATGTCAAATCTTTGTCATCAAAAGGATGACTCATATGGCCATATGCTCCTCCTTCAGTCAATCTTTGCTCTTTATAAACAACTTTTAATCTTCCTTTATCTATTTCCTTATCTCTATGTAATTTTTCCATTTCTGGTTTATTAATTACAAGTTTTGGTTTTTCACTTGGTTTATTAGTAACACTTGGTACTGCATAATAAGCTTTTCTAAATCCAAACTTTTTAGCCGCAACATGACCTTTACCACCATATTTTTGAGCCAAATCTTTTTCGGCAGCTGCCCTATCATATCGTATTTTAATACCACGCCTCATCAATCTTTGTTTCCAAATCTTGACTTTCTTCGACACTTCTGCTAATGATAAAACTTCTTTTACAATATCCAAATCATTATGCTGTTCATTACCTCTATTAACATCTGTTTGTTCTGGTTCTTCAATATCAAGTTGTTTTGCAGTTTTTGGACTGTCTTTAACAATGGATTTTCTTTCCTTTGCCATACTATCTACGTATTCATATTCTTGATTTCTTAAAATCATATCTATATGATCTAACCATTTATTCCACAACTCACTACCAACATAATCTGTT